AGAGATACTCACAAGAACGCTGCCTTTATATTGTGGTAAAAGGACAGTAGCAGTTTGAGATCTACTATTCTTCGATTGATCACTTTGTAATACAACATTTACCAAGCGTCTATCAAAGATATCGTTCCACGGCAAAACTATGTCAACAGGTGCTAAATCTGTTCGACTGTGATAAGTCAAGCCTTGAGACATCTCAATGGTCGAAAACTTCGAAACGTTATTTCGTTGAGTAAAGACCTCGACATCAGAATTCGTTCGATATTGTGCAAACGTAGTTGCAACTGTCGAAACAAATGGCAACACTACTATACGAAAAGACCCTCGATAGTATCTAAATAATGCCATCACTCTAAAAAAGAAAACCTCATTTATTAATTGGGGCGTGATCTTCTTCGTGAAGTCAAAATAATAAGACACATCAGTCACTTCGGTATATTCTAATAATCGCATCGGAGAAAGCATATTTAACATTTGTTTAAACGATATAATAATGCTTTGCACATTAACGTTATCCCTACGTTTTTGTGTTTCTGGCCCGAATACTTCATATTTGGCTGCTCGTAATGACTCTACAGTTAGAGACTCATTAATTTGTGGGCTAAATTTGCGCTCGTGATCGTGCTCTTCAAATTTAGACTGGGTAGTGTCAAACACCAACTTGTTCGAATTTATCATTGAGGGAATACCAAATTCAAAATCCGGACCAGCGCGAGCGAATAACTGGAATGTTATCGGCTGAACTTTGTCACTACTAGCCCCACTCGTTAATTCATTTACTATCTGTATAAACATCCAACCATTGGTAGTGCGAGTTGAATCTTCTGGTGTAGCTATAGCTCCAGGAGCTAAATCACCACAGTATAACCACTCTGTTTCTTGTAGATATGGTATACGAAACGAATATTCAAACTCAGCTGTTACATCAAGTACTACTGAATAAGCGTTTTGAGCTTCGAATTGATCTGGAGAAGGCCGCTTTTCAGTTAAAAATTGCGGTATCCACATGATACGTAACCGACATGAGTGAAAGCGTGAGCAGACAACAGAAATGTGAAAATCTATTGATCCTCTCCACATGGAAAAAAGTGTGCCAATATAACACATTGGTAATGGATAATTAGCTTTTCCAGGCTTTATTGCAAATTCACTCGATTGGTAAATCATATTCATTGGAGTTATTGCATAAGGTCCAACAGGACAAAAGCCGGCTTCCATTTCGGAAGTAACGTCAAATTGACCTACAAGGCACGGGCGCGATATATAATTTGCTATCATATAATCATTTGGAACACCCATTGCTAATGCAGGGTCAACGTCAGTTTGATCTTTCTGTGACGTACCGACCATTAATGTATTTGGACTGTCAGCATATTGCATAAATCGTGGCATAACTACTTGTGCAGGCGTTATTGAAGCCAAACTTGGCGGTACAGAAAACCCAAACAGGCTTGAGATTCCTTGTATTGCTCCACCAATCGATGATGCTAATGATTCTCCAGTGCTAATAGCTCCTTTTACAGCTTTCGCTGCAGAAGATGCTTTTTGAAATATGTTGTCAGTTTTAGCAACAACTTGTTTCAAGCCAGTTAGCATACCAGCTTCGTTGGATTGAGGTTTCATACTATTACCTTCATAAGTATATCCAGTTAAAGATAAATTCACAAATCTTGCAAATATTGAAACTCCAATCGAGGCTACATCATCACCATCATAATTTCTTAATTTTGCTGATACAAATAAATAGACAGCGAACCAATCTTTTTTATCTCCACTAATAATTTGTTTATTAACATATTGGTGGTATGGTACGGTAAATTTAGTATCAGTTTGTGACGTAGCCGAAAC